ACGCCGACGGGAACGCCTACTGCAACGCCAACGGCGACGAACACACGAACACCAACAAACACACCGACGGTTACGTTTACACCAACGCCTCCCATCACACCAACGCCCACAAGGACCCTGAAACCAACCGCGACACCGGTACCAACATTCGACCCACTCGCGCACTCACATGTGCATGTGCAGGAGCTGACAATCCTCAATCGAATCCCGATGCGTCCGCAGTATTCAGCCGAGTGTCTCGCCCTCAACTACATCGAGCCAAAGAACTTCCGAGACGTGTGCAGATGCCAGCTTTACTTCAAATACATCGGCGAGCCGAGTAGCACGATTGGTGGGTACTTTATGTGTCCAGATGGCGTCGAGGTCGGCGGCCTCTTCATTCCTCAATAAAGGAGAATCTAGATGAGAAAGGTTTTATTCATAGTCTGTTCACTACTCGCCGTCTCGGGGGCTGCGTGGGGTCAGACCGCAACGCCCACAAGCGTGCCATCTTTCACGGTCACGAGGACGCCCACAATCACGCCTACGCAAACGCCTATATATACATGGACGCGGACGCCAACTCGGATAGCCACGCCAACGAGGACTCCGACCGTAGACGTCATCAAGCACTCACACGTGCATGTCCTCGAGCTCACAATCCTCAACAGCACCGCTTCGCCGCCGCAATACTCTAAGGACTGTATTGCACGCTCATACGTCGAGCCGGAGAACTATCGAGATGTATGTCGATGCCAGATTTACTTCCGGTATATCGGCTCGCCAAGTGCCGTAATTGGACTCTACATGATGTGTCCCGATGGTGTTGAGACGACAGTCTACGCGCCAAGCTGATTAGGTAGCATGTGCCAAACGGTCTAGACATAGACGCCGAGAGCGTGGACGAACTCGACGGAGCCGCGCCGTCGGGCGGAGGGCCATTGCTGGAGGAGGATGTCATGTCCTCCTCCACCTCCCCGCGCGACGAGGACGAAGGCTTGATTCGTGCATTAGTGCGGCGCGGGCAGTCCGGGCGGACACCGCTGAGCCTCAATACTCTACAGAGCGAGGCGCTCGTCAATCGTGTAATTAGAGACTTTAACGATGCCTCAGCGTCCATGAACGAGTTCAAGAAGCTCCATGCGCTATATTGGAAAGCGTGGAGACCTGGCATTCTTGAACCAAAGTCAAAGCCGTACACCGGGGCGTCGAACGTAGTGCTTCCTCTTACGTCTTCATTCCTTGAACAGATGAAGTCACGGCTGCTCAAGGCGATGATAGGTACAGATAAGACTGCTTTGTTCTCATCTCTTGATGGTCGCTTGAAGGCAGAGGACCTCTATGAGCTTAATGATTGGTTCCAGTGGGAACTTGAAGAGGTTGTCCAGTTGCCCGTTGTGCTACTCGATATCTGTCATGAGCTCCTTATCGATGGTATCAGTCTACCATACGCGGAATACGCACATGAAGAGAGGATTCTGTATAGTCTTCGAGAGTTTGAGATCGCTGAGGGACAATCTCTCTTTGAGCAGCTCAATAGCGCGATTGGGGTCATATTTGAGAATGAGGAGCCAGAGACGAAGGCTACGGGCGATGGCCTTTTTGAGGTTGACCATCAGATACAACCGGGAGAGAAGCGTACTGCAAAGGTCTCGTTTTCGATCAAAGGGGACACGCTGGTCGCAGAGGTAGAGCGAAGTGAGGTCATATTTGATGGAGTACGAGTAAAGCGGATTAGTATACCGGATGACTTGGTCGTGATCAATTCCGCATGTGAGGTTGAGGATCTCTCATTCTTTGGAAGCAGGCTCTGGCTCTCTGTGCATGACTGGCTCGCAGGCGTGCATGGGAAGAAGTTTATTGAGCTGTCGAAGGACATGCAAGAAGAGGTACTTGCACGGTCGTCGAGTAAGAGCTTTGAGACGATCATGCGGCCAGTCGCGACGGAAAGTGATCGGGTCGAGGGCACGGACTCGAAGGACCAGACCGCGAACGACTACTCGAGGAAGTGGATTGAGGTCTACCGTTGGGAGGGATGGTGGGCACCAGAACCGGATTATACACGGGACTCTAAGAAGTATGTGAACGCGGAGGAGAGGGCGGTCGTTGCATGGGTAGACTCAAGGTCTCGAAAGCTACTCAAGATTGCGTATCTTGAAGAGCTTAATAAGGACGGCGGTCGGACGCCGGTGAAGTTCGATTTTATCACCCAGCCTGACCGGTTCTTCTCTATCGGCTTCTGCGAGTGGATGGAACACTTGCAGACTGAGATTGATGGTATTCATAACCAGTCCCTCGACGCGGGTATCCTTTCTAACATGCCCTGGGGTCTCTACGAACCCACTGCCGGGAACATGAATACCATCTATGATCTTCAGCCCGGAAAGTTATACCCATCTAAGAATCCCGCAGGGATCAACTTCCCAAAGACACAGTTCACGCCCATATGGAACCTCAATATGGAGAACTCGCTGCTGTCATATGCAAAGCAGCAAGCTGGGTTGGGGGACCCGCAGACAGGCACGTTTGTATCGAAACGTACATCCGCAACCGAGTTCGCGTCCACCGCAGCGAGTATGGACATCCGTACAGAGACGATCTGTATTAAGCTCTTCACGTCATTCCGTAAGCTCCTGTATCGGATCTTCGGTCTCTACCAGCAGTTTGCTAAGGATGGTCGGGTATTTCAAGTAACCGGCCTCAGTGGAGAGCGGATATTGAAGTCTCTCAAACGCGACCGTCTTAATGGCAAGATCGCGCTTCACTTGACGGGGAGTATACAACGTCTCAACTCCCAGCTTGAGCGCGATGTTGCGATTAATATGCTAAGTATACTCATCAATCCGCTGCTTATGCAGACCGGAATCTCAAAAGCCGATACAATCTACGCTGCGATAGAGAAGATCGTAAAGGCGTCAAACTACACGGGCGTCCCGATACATAAGCCAGACATGCCAGCGGATAGTGATCCACCGAATGTCGAGCACAAGAGGATGCTCTCAGGTGAGATGGTCAGTCCCTCAATGGGGGAGAACTTCTCTGAGCATCTTGAGGCGCATATGGCGCTCGCGACGAGTCCGAAAGTGAACACGTATCTTCCGACCGTCGAGGCTCGAAGCGCGCTCGCGGAGCATATCAAAGCATCAATGGAGATGCAGCGTGCGGTACAGATTATGCGTCAGATGCAACAAGTACAAGCTGAGCAGATGCAGGCGAGTCTAGGCGAGATGGGCGTAAGGCCAGGTCTTGCAGGCGGCTCTCAGGCTGGAGACCAAGCTCAGCCTGGCACGCAGGAAGAAGGCGTGATGGGAGGTATGAATGTCGAGGGGCAATAAGATGGCACTTCATACGCTTCTTAGTCTTGAAGAGTATCAGGCCGTCGTCTCGAAGATCGAAGAGATTAAGCATGATCTTCAAGACGAACTCGTCGACATGGCCTCTCGCATAGGTGTCACGATGGAGACGATCAAGTTCGTCGCGGGGCAGATTAATGCGCTAGATCAGGTCCTCAAGCTACCTTGGGGGTTATTTCCTGATGAGACGTCCGAGTAGCAAACGCGGCAAGAAGTCAAAGACGAAAAGGAGGTAAGACGCAATGGCTGACAAGGACGAAGGCGAGAAGAAAGTCGAGAAGGCTAAAAGCGTGGAAGAGTCCAACGCCCGGGGCGAACTCTTCGACGAGAAAGAAGAGGAGGAAGCTGGCGAGGAGGAAGAGGGTCAGGGAGATGCTGACGCCTCCGAAGCTGCCGATGAAGGCAGCGAGTCGGATGTCAAACAGACTCTGACCGCTCTTCAGAAGCGGTTGCAGGAGCAGGATGTCACGATTGCCGGGCTGAAGGGTGTACTTGAGGAGCGTCGTGAGGGTACTCGAAAAGGGTCAAGCGACAAGGACGAAGATGAGGATGAGGATACGGAGTCTGATGGTGACTTCGAGAATCGTCTTCGTACCGCGCCTGCAAGAACGCTCAAGGATATGGTTCGGAAGACCGAAGAGCGTGTCATCAAGAGGCTACAAAAAGGTCTCAAAGAGCAGACGCAGCAGACTTCTCAATTTGAGCGGGCAGTTGCGTCGGACCGGATGAAAGCCCTGACAGATTTCCCGGAGTTAAACACAGACCCTGAGTTCAACCGTGATGCAACCACGGAGTACGAACGTCGCGTGCAGGCTCGCGGGTATGTAGTTCCGGGGGATCTCGTGGACGCCGCCGCGTACGTATTCGCGCAGCGCGCACGAAAGGGAAAGGTGTCATCCGTGAGAGAGAAAGTGCGGAATATCCAAGATCCGCTGGTGCGTGGGAAACGCGCGACGGAGAATGGCGAGCGGTCAGACGCGGAGCCACTCGGTGATCTTCCGAGGGACTTGCAAGCGGTCGCCAAGAAAGCGTGCAAAGATCTTGGCATAAGTGCAAAGACCTGGCGTAAGAACTGGGATGATCTGAAGGAGGAGGACCAGGCATATGGCTCGTAGAAGCGTGGAAGATTTCATCGAAGGAGCGCATAATGAAAGCGTCGAAGATGTCGAAAGTCCAAAAAGTGAAGAAGCCCTCGATGTCGAAGAAGGGAAAGATGAAGGGCAAGATGAAGACGCGGTCGACCACGGGCCTTATGATCCCGAACGCAAAGATGAAGACGTGCTCCATGTAGAAGAGGTCGCGGTCGCAGGCGTCATCATTGACGACCAAGGAAACCGTTGGTCAATTCCAGCGGAGGATGTGGAAGACCGTTACGACCTTGGGAGTACGAACCCGTTTCAGAATCTCAAGTACGACCCACGATTCCACTACCAACTCGTGCGGAACGACAGAGTCGCCGCGAAGCAGATGGAGCAGTTTGTCCCTGTAACGAAAGCTGAAGTGAAGATGCCGGAGGATGTATCTAAGGACTTCGGCTCTTCGCCGGGATCAATCGTCCAGCACCTCGACTGCACTATGATGAAAATACCCATGGTGATTCGTGATCGCCGTCAGGCGGCGAGAGTCCGCGAAGCACAACGGGTAAAAGAGCAGACGGAACCTACACCGGCCATGCTTGCGCGTAGGGCGCGTCAAGACGGGCCAGAGATCAAAAGCTCAAAGAAGACTTCTCGTACTCTTCACGGGATAGAAGATGCTCCGGTGGAGTTGAAGAGGTCTTCGAGTGTTCGACCGACGATTAGTTATTAGTTGCCGGTCCAAGGGAGAGTAGTATGCCACTTGCAAATGTACAAGCTCCAAGGGGCTTTTTGCCCTATAAGTTTGGAGGAAAGTGGGTCCCGAAGAGGACCACGAGATCTGTAACCTTAGAGTCTGGCAATCTTGCGCCAGGAGATGTATACACAGTCGATACCGCAGGCGCTGCAGCGCGCGCAGCGGCAGGTGGTATTGTGCGAGGAGTCTGTGAAGGAATTGTCCTGAACCCGATTCCCGCTAGCGCACAAGGTCCGGTGTCACAGGACTACATCGCGTCCGGAGATGGTGGAAGCATCATCGGGATTGAGGATGCAGACGCAGAGTTCATCGTGCAGACAGGCGCCGGATTCGACGCTACGACAGATATCGGAAAGCTCTGCTCGCATGTCGATGCCGCGCCGAATGCCGCGCTCGCACAGAGTCGACAGTATCTCGACGCTGCAGGCGCCGCGGGTACGAACTTCAAGCTACTTGCGATGGTGGACAGCCCCGCAGATAACGCGACTGGCGACTACGCTTGGGTGGTCGTTCGGTTGCTTCTAACCGATCAGACGCCATAAGGGAGGAGACAAGACATGGCATTAGTTCGATCGCTTTTTCAACGTGGTCTCTTCCCGGGAATCCGCGAACTTATCTGGCAGAAGTACAAGGAGTTCCCAGAAGAGTACAGTCAGATCTTCAACATTCTCTCCTCAGACGCCGCGTTTGAGGAAGATCACAGCCTCGCGGGTCTTGGGCTCTTCAAGAGGACGCCTGAGAACGTCGAGTCCGCAGAAGACTCCTTCGAGAAGGGGTTCCCGAAACGATACCAGCATGAAGACTATTCGCTCTCTGTCGGCGCCAGCCATCAGGTTCGTCGGGATGACAAGAGTGGGTACTGGAAACAACGGGCACCGGAGCTGGGGTTCAGTGCGCGTCAGACCCGTGAGATCCTCGTAGCGGACCTCTTCAACCAGGGATTCACGGCAGTCACTGGGCCTGATAGTCAGCCACTCTTCGACACCGCTCATCCGAACATCCGTTCTGGTACGCAGAGCAACATCCTGACTCCGGTCGGAGAAATCAGCGTGCTCGCGATACGTCTCGCGCTCACGCAGTTCCGTCGGTTCTTCGATGATACGGGAGTTCGTCGTCAGCAACTGATTGCGAAGAACCTCATTCATCCGCCGGAGGAGGAGTACAACGTCCTGGAGATCCTCAAGAGCGCAGGACGCCCGGATACGGCGAATCGGGCAGACAACGTCATCCGAAACGCACTCACGCCGTTCACATGGGATTACCTCACGGACGTGAACAACTGGTTCGTGACCTCGGACAAATCCCAGCATTATCTCAAGTTCTACAATCGGGAGTCATTCCATGTGGAGGAGTTCTACGACGAGAAAACCCGTATCCAGTGGGTGCAGAGCTTCATGGCGTTCTCGTTTGGACACTCACACTGGATCGGAACGCTGGGTAGCAACCCAGTCTAGGAGGGCCGCATGGCCATTATACTTTTTCTCAGTCAGGCAGCCGGGGCTGTAATCTCACCAGTGACCCCGGCTAGGTCAGTTAGCGGCAACACCTATCCGCTCACGTACGCGATTGAGGGGACGATCACAGCAGGGTCGGTTATCATCGAAGAGAGCCCGACCCAGGAACTAGTCGACTGGGTAGCTGTGTTCACTGCGAATCCAGGGACAGCACTTACATACCTTGGACATATCGACTATCCCGTCGAACGCATACGTGCTCGGACAAGCGCGGATTTTCAAGGAAGTGTGAGTGTCTTCCTCGTACCAGGAGCGTAGATGGTCGATCTTGAAGAAGAGTGGCCGAAGATACGGAAGGTCGCGCTGATGCACGGGATAGACCCACTCTTCATATGTGCGGTTCGGAAGCAGGAGAATGGAGATGCGTCTGGGACATGGGGGGAGTTCGGTCTGAAGAACTCCCCCTATCTTGGGTATAACAAGCAGCTTGAGGGGTGTGTGAAGACGCTTCGGACGTATCTTAACGAGTACCTTCGGAATCCGTTTGAGATCCAGCAGACGGACGCTGGGTTCCGAAGACTCGTGTATTCGGACCTGGTTATTATGCACATTGCAAATCGGTATGCGCCAGTAGGGGCATTGAATGACCCAACGCACCTCAACGAGAACTGGCGATTGAATGTCGCTAACTTCTACTACGCATTCACAAAGCGTGGAGTAGACATCACGACTAACTTGGAGGCAGCATAATGGATGAGTTGATACCTGACGCACCAGCTACAATTGGGCCTATTGGAATCATCAATCGCTTTCTAGCGAGCACGAATGCTTTTGGTCTGCCTGAGAATTTCGTGCGTGCGTTCATCGCGTTCTTGCTAGTTGGAGGACAGCTCTTGATGCAGTGGCGGTCACCGAAGGACGGTGCTGTGCCTGCGGCGTTAGTGTCAGCAGCAGGTTTAGCCACTGGTTTTTATCTCACAGGTAATGCGTCATCGACGATGAAGGGCTTATTGTCGCTAGTCTATGCAATTGCCTTCGTTGCCTTTTTGGTTGTCTACGGTTGGGTGCCGGAGGCGATCAACTCACAGGTCACGATCGTGATTGGAATCTACTACGGCGCCAAGGTCCTTGCCGCAACGAACGGGAAGGGGAGTAAATGAAAGCACAACGGTCGATAGTGATAGGGCTTACTCTGTTACTGGTCGGATGTAGTAGCATCATCTCAAGTCCAACTCCCAATGACGACGCAAAGCGTAGCATCGCTGCGGTGAAGATTTCGATGGTCGCGGCGTATACGGTTACAGCGGACCTTGTGCAAGCAGGAAGGTTGTCAAGAGCAAGTGCCATGGATGTTTACATAAACCTCGAACGCGCGCAGGTGGCACTTGCGGCCGCGGAGTCGAATCTCGTGACCAATCCAACGAGCGCGACGGCGTATATTGCAACTGCGTTGCAGATTACAACCGACATACTTGCGGATTTGCAGAGAGTGAGCCCGACGCTAAGGCTGCCTGACGGAGGTGCAGAATGAATGTCGCGACGATTATCGTGATGATACTACAAGTGGTGACGCAACTCATCCCGCTTGCGGAGCAGTTGAGGCTGCTTGCGACTACGACGACCGTCACGCCTGAAGACATGACGAAGATTGACGTGCAGTTGAAGGTGGCGCATGATCGACTTGGAGAGTTGCTTAGAATGCCGATACTAAGGTAGCATGCTCATTCAAGTTGAATAAGCAGCGAGGAAGAGATGCCGGATATTGTAGGTCGCCTGTCACTCGTTGAGATCCGCTTTGGTGTCTGGCGTTATCTCTCCGCGTTGTATCCTACAAGTGTGAATCAGACGGCGCCGGCAGGTCCAGCAGACCCGCCATTCGGGGCAGAAGTGCTGCCGTATCGTGTCGATCCGCTCTTTCCGCAACAGGACGTAGATCGTTGCCTAAACTCCGCCTTAGCGGCCCGGTTTGTGGATCTCAACGTCAACGCTGCCACGATCTTCGCAGATGAAGAACGAGTAGACATCCTCGTGGGTCAAGTGGACTACCAACTTCCTACTGATGCGGTCTATCTTCGCGGTCTTTGGTACAAGCCAAGGGATATTCGACTCGCGGATTGTAAAGAAGAAGATCGTATTATGATGCACATGCGCGACGAGGAGGATACGAACTTAACAACAAGAGACGAGGAGGCGCCGACGTATAGACGCGTTTTGAATTACTTCGTCTTGAACGAGACTCCGATATATGATAATCCTGGAGGCGTGCAGGTACGTTACGTGAAATGGATGCGACCACTCATCCTTGATGACCAGATCATTGAGAGTGAGTACGCACCGATTCTGCAAGAGGTCATTATGCTCGACGCCGCACTCCAGCTCGCGTCTCGAAAAGGTGGAATCGACACTACCGAGCTTGCAAGAGACCTCGGTCTTTGGGACGCGCGTCTTAATGCCGCCGCAGGCATGTCAAATGCGCCACCGTTTAGGAGGATGACGATTGAGCATCCGATGAGGAGAACACGGTCATGAGAAAGGCTTGGTTTGTTGTACTCGTGCTATGGGTGGTTGCGCGAGTCACGATCGCGGCTGCGGTCACGTTCACATACTACCCAAGTGACCCACTCACAGTTGTAGACCTTCAAGGGAGACCGATTCCTGGAAACGTTGTCTCGATTGTGGATACTAGCGGGAACCCGGTAAGTGTCTGGAACGACATGGGCGGCACGCAGGCATTCGCGTATGTAGTGCCGTCGACAGGCATCTTGCAGTTCTTCGCGAATCCAGGAATTTATCGAGTTACGATAACAGGTCTTGGACTCACGCGCATATACTGGGTTAATGTGTCAGGTACGAGCATAACATCGATCCCGTATATTGCAATCGACCGTACTGCAGTCATGATTGCTGAGGTCGCGACGGGGAATCCACCGACGCTTGTGTGTGTTGTTAACAACCCCTGTCAACTGATCTACAATCGCGTGAATGGAAATCAGATAGTTGCGATCGACTTCGTGATGCCAACATTTCCGCTCTCAGTTAGGTCCCTTAGTTGGGAGTGGTATCCGAGTACAGGGATTGGGACGTCAGTGTGGAATGTAGACTGGTGTACGTATCAAGAGGGTGCTGACATTTGCGCACCAACAGGGGCAAATAGCCAAACGGTTGCGAGCTTCGGACAGTTTCTCAATAAGCGAACAGATCTCGACATAACCTTTACTCCGCCTGCGACAATGTGGTCGTTTGACTCGCATGTTGTGTTGTTCATCACGCACATGACAACTGATGCTCGGGATAATGTACAGACATTAAGTGTCGATAACCTCCGCATGGAATTCAACAAACTATAACAGTCTTTGAAAGGAGACAAGAGCATGAAAGCATACATTCGATGGTTAGTCAGGGTAGCGTGCGCTGCCCTTCTTGTGGTGACAGCGGCTACGCCGCAGGCGTGGGCGGGGACAACGTGGTTGTATATGAATGCGGGCCAAGCAGAAGTCCCCGCTTCAAATCCATGTGCGACAGCAGCGATAACCGATGGGGTTATGCCGTACACTGTCCAGAAATGTTCCTTGGGCAGCAACGATTTGATGTATTTTCAGTTCACTGTGCCGGATAACGTTGGAACTAATCCTGGCGTGACGTACCCGTCTATAAATGTGCTGTGGTACTCAGACACAGATACCTCAGCGAGTCATGATGTGTGCTTCAAAGCGTCTATTACGGCACACACTTATGGCGTCAATTTCAAAACACAGCCGCTTGCCGCAGTTGGTGGAACCATGACGGCAGGTTCAACCACGTCTACGCCGCAATACAAACTGGCAGTCTCTTCCGTGGCGGTAATTCCATTCGTGGACTCAGGCGGGAACAACTGCGAGAATTCCAATTGCGCCAACCGTGTTGCGACGCTCGCTCTTCAACGTGTTGCCTGCGTTTCGGGCGTGGTGTTGACAGGAGCCGCTGCCGTAACGTCTATCAATCTCTATTATTTCTCGAACTAGCCGCACGGCCCGAGCCATGCCCAGGCATAGCCCATGCGCCGACCGTCGCAGTCTTACTCGAATGTAGCGTCTCGCTTCTTCGTGCTCCTCGTAGTATGCCTTGCTCTCGTCGGAGGGTGGGGCACGGTTGCGTCTGCAACACAGGTGACAATCTACGGAAACGACACTGATGGTGGTGTCACAGGAATCAGCACCCTGTACGCCACTGCGAGATCAACTTCGACTACCCAACAGGACACCAGCGAGATAACAAACCTCGGCCAGTACAGGTCAGGGAGTATTTACTACGTCAATCGAGTATTCTTGGAGTTCCCTACTGGGGCGAACATTCCTAGCGACGCGACTGTCACCGAAGTGAAGCTCGGGATGGTCATTGAGAGTTCCTTACTCAATAATAATTTCATCGGGCAAATCAAGGAGTACACCTGGAGTAGTCCTCTCACTGCCGGGAATCGCGAGGCCAACTTTGATGGGTGCCTTGCCACAACTGGCGCTACGACCTGGAAAGACACTACGACCGCTGTTGAAAACACGATCTACGAATCGGATGCGTTGACGAACGGATACGTAGCTAAAGGGTCAGGTAATACTCTATACTGTATGCTCTCCGACCGAGACGGAAGCAATACATCTCCACCAGCCGGTGAGTACCTTTCTGTTTACCAACAGGAATCTACCGCGCCCGGATATCGCCCGTACCTGCTTGTCACCTATACGCAACCGACACCAACGGTCACGCAGACGCCTACGATAACATCGACTCCGACAGAAACCCCAACCCCGGACTTGACTGCGACCATTACCCCGACTTTTACGCCTACACCCACGGTAACGTCTACATCTACCAGAACATCCACACCGACACAAACCGCCACGAGAACTCCGGCACCGACATACACTCCTGGTGCGTGCGCGGTAGGGACACCGGCGAGTTTCGAGTTTAACACATCGGCAGACGACGGCACGTTGTATGCAGCGCAGACGGCTATATACCCCAATTGGTATAGCAGTTCCGTGAACACCACCGGAACCTCAGCAACGGCTGGACGATACCTCAGCGATGGGTACTTCGAGCAACGGATGGCTATGATGCGCGTCGATACAACCCTGCCTGCTAATATGCTGGTAGTAGCCGCGCGTCTTCGCCTTTACGGCAATTCCAGAACCTGGGACGACCTTCCTAATGTAGACATACGCTACATGTACTACACGGATTGGCCAATTGGCACAGAGGATTGGACGATTGGTGCGTTTGGAGTGGTTGCTAATAGTACCGCAGTCACCGCTCTTAGTATCAATGCGTATAATGATTTTGCGTTGTCTAATCTAGAGGGAATCAACCCTGTTGGGTACACTGCATTTGGTGTATGGATAGACGGGGGCGAGCCGACGGGCTCTAACTGGTTTACGTGGAGAGCTGCGGATAATGCTCTTTATCGTCCTGTCCTGGAGCTTTGTTATGCTCTCCCAACACCGACGCCGACGTCGACGCCTACTAATACTCCTAGACCGCGCTTTGTTGCTCAGGTACTGCTTGCGGCGACAAATACCCCAACACCACTCGCTACGGCCACAGCCACATGGACGCCGACTAACACTCCAGTTAATACAAACACTCCCGCGAACACAGCGACCCCAACCCCGACCCCCACACGGACAAACACCCCAACGCAGACCCCTACACGCACGATGACTCCAACTGTCAGCGGATGCGCTGGCGGGCAGACGGGTCTGACCGTTCCCATCACAGCGAGCACGGATGATAGCTTGGTATGGGCGACCTCGACAAACTATGCTGCGCCTGTGTGTCAATACGCGGTCAATAATGACATCCTCGAAGCGGCACGATATGTCTCCGACGGACAGTATTACTGGGTGATGAGCGCGATGCGCTTTAATACAAGCGTGATCCCTGTAGGGAAAGTCGTCGCGGCAGCATGGTTGCGCTACGATGTGAACTTCGTCGCCTGGGATGGCGCAAACTCGTTAGTAGTTAAGACCTACGACGCGACAAACTGGCCAATCAACTGTAGCGACTTCACTTCTACTCCTACTGGCACGACTGCTTTTTCTGTTGCGTTGTCTGCTGTAGGTACGGGTATTGAGCGCTCGTCGTTCGACCCAACTTTGATCAACACGACCGGCTACACCGGGTTCCGTGCTTGGGTGGACGGAGGACAGCCAACCGGAGATAACAACTACAACGACATCTATATCTATAGCGCAGATTACCCGACGACAATGGCGAACACGAATGGCGAGGTGCTGGAATTGTGTTTGATAGACGCGACGCCAACGCCAACGCCGACAGTGACGCGAACGCCGACAATAACGCCCACACGGACGCCAACGCCGCCATTCTTCATAAGCCCGACCCCTACCGCAACGCCGACGCGCACTCCTGCACCACGTTTTGTCGCGCAAGTACTCTTGGCCTTGACAGCAACGCCAACCTCCCCCCCTTTGCCTACGGCAACACCGACACGAACATGGACGCCGACACGAACGCCAACCACGATACCGACTGCGACGAGGACTCCGACACGGACCCCGACGGTAACACCAACCCCTGCGCCGAAGTTCCTGCCTCAAGTGCTCTTAGCGTCAACAGCAACACCTACCTCGACGATTACCCCTACAGTCACGCAGACACCGACCATTACGCAGACTCCGACAGTGACTCCGACTGGATCAATTGCGGCGACCTCGACACCAACAGAAACTCCGACACCGACTGTAACGGTCACACCAACGGTCACGCAGACTCCGACAACAACACCTGCCCCGCGTTTCGTTCAGCAAGTGCTGTTAGGAGCAACGGCTGTGCCGACGCAGACGCGTACAGAGACGCCGACGCGAACGCAAACACCTACAGCGACACGAACAAGCACCCCGACTATGACCTCGACGAGTACGCCGACTAGCACTGTTAGCATGACTGCTACGCCGCGTCCAGTATTTCGTGCTCAGGTGCTGTTAGGAGCAACGACTGTCCCGACCCAGACGGCAACAACCACTGCAACACCAACCCCAACTGCCGGACCGGATGATTGTTGTCAGTGCTGGGATGATGAAGATAATCCGACGCTGAGTTGTATGGCATTGGATAATGGTGCTTGTACACCACCACCATATGGCGGGTGTGAGGTGCATTATGGTGCTATATGTAATGAGTTAATGCCCACGCCTAGTCCAGATTATGCTGGGTGGTGTCTATGGAATACTAGCGCTCCTACACCAACTGTAACTGGACAGCCAACACGCACACCTACTCCTACGGTAACGCCGACGCCTGAATTGACTACGGGTGATTGCTGCGCTAGTATAGCGCCGCCGAGTCATCCAGATTATACATGCTTCGCTCCTTTTGAGGGACAGTGCCCTGTTGGTTATCAGGGAGTGTATGGTTCGAGTTGCGTGAGGGGAGTCGGGTGTATACAGCGGACACCGACACCTACTCCTACTGCGACAAGCACTCCAATTCGTAAGGGTGTAATGCCGTACTACTTTGGATGAGTAATGAAGCAGCGTCTCGTCGTCGGCGTTTGTGTCCTGAGCCTACTAATTGGCGTCGCGCTGCGTCTCTGGGCAAGTACGCGCGGCTCTAATTGGGACGTCGAGCGCGCTTTCTACCCTTACGCGCAGGACCTTGTGACGAGTGGTTCGATGTACTCGCTGTATCAGCCGGGACATGTCGGGACAAACTACGGACCGGGCTCGCACCCGCTGCTTTGGGCGGCATTGCAACTCGCCCGACTCACGGGGCACGACACGGCGCAGGGGTTTCATTTCTTCTGGGCTGGTTTCCTGTCGCTTGCTGATGTTGCGATCGCTGTGACGCTTGGTGTGGTGTATGGTGCAGTGCCCTTGATCATCTACATCTTGTCGCCAGTCGTGATCATGATCACCGGCTACCACAGCCAGATCGACAACCTTGCTGTGCTGTTTGCCCTCTGGTCATGGTTGTTGCTGCGACGAGATCAGGTCTGGCCGGCGGCAGTGTGCATGGCGTTGTCCGTGGCGACGAAGCACTCTTTTGTCATGTTCCCTATGTGTGCTCTCTTCTGGCCGGGCATTAGCTGGTATCGTCGGATGCTATACGCGGCCGCGAGTGGTGTGGGAGTCGTGCTCCTACTCGCGCCGATCGGCCCGTCTGGTTGGGCTGCGCTGCGGGCGTACCACGGCATCAACTGGTACGGTAACGGGCTGATTCCCCGCCTGTTTCCGGCCTATCCGGACTGGTGGCAGCCGCTGTTCGTCGGTGGGGTGCTCGTGGTCGGGGCGCTCATGGCTCGGCGGTTATCGCACGCGCTTTTCGTCGTGTACCCGATTGCTCTGTTAGCGTTCGCGCCAACGATGACGGACCAATATCTCACCATTCCCATGACGAGCATGGCAATCCTGTGGCGGCGCACACCGCTGTCCTGGCTCTACGCTGCTGTTGCGACCGGAACGCTCATGGCGAGTCGGAATAATCTCTGCTCACGGATAAATTGCACGTCGTTGGTGCCATGGCTACAGGTACACGGGTTCGCGCATCAGGTGCATTTGCCGGTCGAAACATCGACACTGTACGCGCAGGTAGCGGCAATTCTGTTGTTGGCGTGGTTTGCGATCTCGTCTGAGAGATCCCGAGCTGCGGGCTGGCACGGTTTTGCGGTGGCGCCATGACCCACCGCTGCATTCCACCCCGTACGATGTCCGACGTGTCGCGCGAACGACACGCCCGGCCGCCGACCCGCGAGCGCCGGGACGAGGACGAGCGGCCCTATACGGTGCGGCAGGTACGAATGCCACCACGGGCGACGGCACGACAGGCGGTTGCGCACCTGCCGGCGTGGTCGGTGGACCTGTTCGCCGATGTGGACGCGGTGCGGATCATAGTGGATCTGGGTGGCTGGGCTCGGGATGAGGTGAGTGTGAGCCTAGACGCGGCGCGATGTACCATCTCGGCGGTGCGCGGGACGCACATGGCGCGGGAACTGCTGGCGCTACCGGACGGGCTGGACGTGGATGCGGCGACTGAGCATTGGCTACACGGGGTGCTGGAGATCGTGATTCCACGAGGTGCGCCATGACCCGCTGGTACGCCGGCGCGCGCCCACGGCTCGACGCGCTGCTCGTCGGGCTGGTCATGGTGGCGTGGGTGCTTGGGGTCATGCGGCTTGCGGGGATAGCGGACTGGCTATGAAGCGCCTGCTCCTCCTCGCTTTGCTCACACTGTGGCCTGCGATGGCGTGGGCAACGATATGCCCAAAACCATCTGGTAGCAATTGGAAACTCTGGGCAGAAGCTGACAGTATTACTGGGTTGAACAACAATGATGCAATTACCACGTGGTCAGACGAGAGTGGTAATGGCAACGATATGACGCAATCGACCACGGCAAATAAACCAACCTACATCACCGCAGGTATTAATAGCAAGGCGTCAGTAGCGTTTGACTTGGATCATGCAGGAGCCCGCTTCTTTACGCTCGGCAGTTTCATGTCGGGGTTCACTGCCGGAGAGATATTCGTTGTCGTTGGTAATGAGACGGACCCGCAGGGTACACCAGCGAACACCGGCTTCTGGAACTTTTCTAGTCAGGGCGCCACGCCCTGTTGCCCTGACACCCATTTCCCATGGACCGAAGGCACTATTTATGATTCTTGGGGAACGACAGTACGAAAGACCGTGGGCAACCCATCACCGTCATTGACAACAGCGCGCGTCTACAACGTCCAGAGCGCATCAGGCGCATGGCTTGCCGCTTTAGACGGTAGTACGCTGCTTTCGACTGGCACGAACACAGTCGGCTTTGCGACAGCGCCCACGTTGGGACGCAGCATCAACGCCTACTATTACCGTGGCACAGTCGCCATGATTGCCGTCTCAGATTCAGTGTTGAGTGCCGGCGATCGGTCGATAGTGCTCAACTACCTCACCGAAAAATGGGGGACGGGTGGTGGCGTTGCATGTGCAACCCCGACCCCAGGATAATGAAAAATTTATTAAGATCACTATTAATGATTCCATTTTTATTATTTCCATTGAAGTCATTAGGTGTAGATACATTAAATAAAGGGGCAGTGTTTTTTAAAGGACTTGCTGCTAACCACACAACTACTTGTGGTTGGGTTTCTGGAGGAAATTCTTGTGCTGCTAACTTTGCTAATGCCAGGCTTTTAATGCCTAGTAGTGGCCGTATTTCAAATTTATATGTGCATTGTCCTGCTGGTATTACAAATGGAACACAATCATTTAAGATTTCTAAGAACGGAACCACTGGAAATCCACAATGTACAATGACCAGTAGTTCTACTACATGCAACGATACTACTAATTCCATAGATTATAATGCTGATGATTTAATTACAATGACATCACAAGGAACTTCTACTGCTGGTTCCAGTGTAGATTGTGCTGCAAGCGTGGTAGTTAGTGCAAACGGCTCAACTACAGCTAGCCATTTAAAGATGGTTGCGTGGAGTGCATATTTTAATGCACCAACTGATGGTCAATTTTGTGGAATTGGAGC